CAGTTGTATTCGCATCCAACGCTTGATAACCAACTGCGACGTTATTTGCGCCGGTGGTGTTGGCGTTAAGGGCATTGTAGCCAATAGCGACGTTGTTTGACGCTGTGGTGTTGGAGTAGAGTGCTTGGCGACCAATAGCTATGTTGTAACTACCTGCGCTATTGGTGCGAAGTGCTTGCGAACCAAATGCAGAATTATCAACTCCAGTTGTGTTGGAGGTCATAGCAAACCCACCAACGGCGGTGTTGGCGGTGCCAGTTGTATTGTCTTTTAACGCATCAAAACCAACCGCTGTAAGACCTCCAGACGTTTGCGTTGTTGTAAGCGCCCTGTAACCAACTGCTACATGTTCTGCGCCGGTGGTGTTGGAGTAGAGGGCTCGGTAGCCCATTGCGGTGTTGTTAGAGGCGGTGTTGTCAAGAAGAGCTTGATTACCAACAGCAGTGTTGTTTGCGCCGGCGGTGTTGGCGTAAAGTGCTGAGTCGCCAATTGCTACGTTACCGGAGCCGGTTGTAGTTGAGAATCCGCTCCGGTAGCCTACTCCAGTGTTGTAGTTTGCGGCTCCATTTCCAAAACCAAAGGAAAACGAACCGACTGCGGTATTACGATCCCCAGTATTGCCGCTTAGTGCGCTATATCCAATCGCAGTATGGCTTTGACCGGTGGTGTTGGAGTAAAGGGCTTGATAACCAACAACGGTGTTGCCAGAGGCGGTGGTGTTGCTATATCCAGCCTGATAACCAACAGCAGTGTTACTTGCGCCGGTGGTGTTGGCCTTGAGGGCATCATACCCAATAGCGACGTTGTTGTTTGCGCTGGTATTAGCGATAAGGGCGTTACCACCCAGAGCGACGTTATATGCTCCGGTGGTGTTGTAGTACATGGCCTCAAAGCCAATTGCTGTGTTGCTAGTGGCGACGGTATTACTACGAAGAGACCCACGACCAAGAGCTGTATTACGGTCCCCATATGTATTAAGAGTCATACTGATGTAACCAACGGCTACGTTATATAACCCAGTGGTGTTTGTGCCTAGGGCATCAGAACCGATTGCCGTATTTTGTATTCCTGTGGTATTTACATCCAACGCACGATAACCAACAGCGACGTTATCTGCGCCAGTGGTGTTGGAGAGAAGGGCTTGATAGCCGATTGCTGTATTATTTGAGTAAGAATTGCCAGCCGCCCCTTCTAAAGCTCTATAACCAACTGCTACGTTGTTTTCTCCAGTTTGATTATTAAAACCAGCATAAACACCAATACCTACATTGTATCTAGCGGTTGTGTTTTTATTAAGTGCAACAGAACCAACAGCAACATTGCTACTGCCAGTTGTATTTAACTGTAACGACTCGGCGCCAATAGCGGTGTTATCATCGCCGGTCAAATTAGCCCCCAAAGCGCTGCTTCCTATGGCCGTGCAATATCTAGCACCCGTGCTTACATCCAACGCCTGATAGCCCACTGCCGTATTGTTTGTGCCAGTGGTTGTGCCTTTACCAGCCTCAAAACCAAAGAAGCTGTTGTTTACGCCTGTTGCAACAGCGCCAGCGTTGTATCCCACAGCCGTGGTATACGGACTGCCTGATGTGTCACTGCCATACAAAGTTCCCCGTGCGGTGGGCGTGGCGGCTGAGGTTGAAATCGTTGCAAAGGACAGGGTGCCTGAGCCATTCGTAACAACAGCCTGGCCTGACGTACCATCAGATCTTGGGTACAACAAATTGGCTGGGTTATTCATCAACTTGATGATGGTGCCCGATGCGTTTTTGGCATACAACAACATGCCACCATCGTTGTAATTGATGGCAAGCTCGCCAAAGTTCAGGTTACCCGCAACAGGTGCTGTGCCTGTAGCCGTGGCAGTGCGGTAAAGCTGGATGGGTGTGTAGTTCGTTGCAGGCATAAAAGGCCTCCGTCAGATATTACGCAGCGCGTCTCGGGCGCAAAAGGCTTGCCAAGGCATCAGAAACCACCTTGGGCGATACAAATCGGTCAGGATCATAATCATAGTGATCCCACCATAAAAACTGATTGGGGGCCAGATAGGATCGATCCTTAAGCAGGTTAATGTTTTCAGGGTGGCCAAAAATGTTGGGATCTGACACTGACCACAGCACAATGCCAGGCTTGCCCTCATCCCATGCCAAGTGCTGAAAGAAGCTGTCACAAGAAATCCAGGTATCACACATGCCAATCAGATTGCGTAGCACTTGCACGGGCAAGTTCTTGCGAAAGTCCTGTACCAATTGCTTTTCGCCATCAATGCCCACTTGCACAATGGGGCGAGGCAAAAGTGGGATCAGCGCATCCCAAAACGGATAGTTTTTAGGATTACGCTTGCCACTCAAAAGCTGCTTGGCATAAGGTGCAATCACAATCATAAGTACAGCTTTCGATATGCAGACTCAAGGCTTGCCTTCCACTTCCAACGATCCATCTTGGCATAAATGTTAAACATATCAATGTCACCAAACAATGACCTTGCTTCAGCGATGGATCGGCAGGGAACAATCTCGGGATAGCAACCAAACACCACAGGATTTTTGATGTCTGGCAGCACATGCTTAAACACAATATGATCGCCCATCCCATTATCCAGCACAACCACCGTCTTGTCCTTGTGGGCCATGGTATTGACGAAAATCTGCTCGTCATGCGCAAACATCTCATCTTTGGCATCCATCCTGATGCCCCCTGATGGCGCCTTCAAATGCCATGTCACGGCATCAGGAACAATCAGCAACTTATAGCCCTTTTGCTTGATGCCCCAAGTAAAAAGGGTCTCCTCACGGTGGGCAACCCTTGATAAGCCTAAGTTGTAGTCATACACGCCTGCACGATACAAAAAGCTACAGTGCAAATGATCAACTTCCTTCTTAGCCTTGATGCGCTGCCACTGCGGGTTAGGCTCATGATTGATCATCTCAATCTTGCCCGTGGGATTGGCATCTTCCCAAAAGTTGGGCGGTGTAAGCACTGAGCCACCAACCGCACCAACATCAGGTGCAATGTGAGCAAGTAAGTTTTCAAGCACTTGAGGCTCAGGCAATGCGTCATCATCCACACGCCATACCCAGTCAAACCCCATCCAATTAGCTTTTTGGTGGTTGTGATGCTGACCCTTCTTCTCGGCAAATACCCACTCCCAGGCAATCTCTTTGGCTTGCATCATCCAAAAGAAATTGCAAAACATACGGTCCTGGCGCAAGTCTTCTTGCTGGTCGTTGTCATCAAAAATGACAATTTTGTCAGGCTTGCGGGTTTGGTTGATCACAGCCTGCAAGGCCATGGGTAGCGTTGTGCGTGACCTTCCTCGCGTTGAAATAGAGCACAGGATGCTAGGCATGCCAGCGCCCAATGAGTAAGTTCAACTGATTGCGATCATCAATAGGCCTGACCGTCTCTGAAATGTTTCCTTCCTGATCAATGTAGTTAAACTCAAAGCCAGGAAAGTGCGATTCATTCAAACCGTGAAGCTTATGATGCGGACCCCAAAAGCCTGGCGGCTCATTCATGGGCACCGTAAAGAGCAGCGTCTTGCAATGGTTTTTGAGTTTTTGCAGGACCTCAAGACCATTATCAATATGCTCAATGACTTCAAAAGCAATCACTGTGTCGTACTGACCAAGCTCAACTTTGTTGATGTCAGCATGCATAAACTGAGCACTTGAACTCCAGCCTTGCTCGTTGGCCACATCCACGATGATCGGGTCGTAATCAAGCCCTGTGTAGTGAATGCCTTTAGGCATAAACTGCACGCCGTAACCACTTGAGCAACCAATCTCTAAAAGGGTTGCGCCCCTCACATGCTTGGCAGCCCATTGATAGCGCGTAGTCTCCCGCGGGTAAACGGGATCGCCCTTCAAGAAGACTGCACGCTCCCAATGATTGGATAAGCGCCACCGATACCATTCAGGGTTAAAGCGTTTGGCAAGCTTGAGCGAGTTACGCAAAAAGATGTCGTGATAGTTATCCACGAGACTAGGGTCTAGCATCGTCCCCTCACCCTTGTGATAAATTGGGAACGCGCCCGTGTACTGCGTACCATCCCAATGCTTTGGCGAGCATTCAGTAACCTCAAAGCCTGCCTCTTCAGCGCGAATGCAAAACTCGGTGTCCTCACCACCACCCACACCAAAGTCCATGCTGAGTAAACCAATCTGGCTAAATACGCGCCTGCGAATCATCACGCAGAAAAACACAATGAAGTCTCGGCCTGCAGGCTCTGACGGTCCTTTGATCACCCCTGAAATGCCACATTTTGGATTGACAAAAGGGTTGTCAAGCAAGTGCAGCCACTGACTCTTTTCCTGGGGCAGGAGCACCGTATCGTTGTTGAGCAGCACAATTTTGTCAGTGCGTGTAGCCACAATCCCAGCGTTACACGCTCCTGAATAGCCCAAGGGCTGCTCATTCCATACAACCTTGAGATGACTCTCAAACCCGATGCTGGCAAAGTGCTGCGTCAGTTCATCCAGATAGACTTTTGTATTATCCGTACAGCCATTGGCCGATATGACCAACTCAACATCGGTCATGTCGGTGTACTTGAAGATGGACTCTAGGCAGGGCTTGAGCAGGTCCTCACAATGGTTGTAAGTGGGTATAACAATTGAATACTTCATCAGAAGGTCCCACCATCTACGCCACTAGTAATTGCATTGGTGCTGCCATCCACAGCAAGTCCTGCATCTGCAAGCACTGACTGACTGCCACTTGTAGCAGCAGCAAACAGAATATAGCCAGCCGTAGCACTTGCAGTGACTGTCACCGTTGAAGGTGGCGTTCCTGAGAAGCCGCTAATACCTGAAAACCCTGAGATGCCACTGAATCCCGAAATTCCAGAAAAGCCCGAAATTCCTGAAGCGCCGGAAAACCCGCTAATGCCCGAGGCGCCTGAAAACCCACTGATACCTGAGAAGCCTGAGATGCCACTAAACCCTGACGTTCCACTGAACCCGGAGATGCCAGACGCGCCTGAAAAGCCTGATTGCCCACTGAAGCCAGAGATGCCTGAAAACCCACTCGTGCCACTAAAGCCAGAAATACCTGATGCACCTGAGAATCCTGAAAAGCCTGAAAAGCCCGAGGTGCCACTGAACCCCGAATAGCCAGAGATGCCACTAAAGCCAGAGACGCCTGAGAATCCGCTGATCCCAGAAAACCCGCTTATGCCTGAAAAGCCAGATTGGCCGCTGAATCCCGAGATTCCTGAGAAGCCAGAAATGCCTGAGAAGCCTGAGTAGCCGCTGACCCCAGAAAAGCCACTCGTACCCGAGAATCCACTCGCCCCTGAATACCCTGAAATGCCAGAGAACCCTGAAACCCCTGAAATACCGCTAAATCCGCTGATACCACTAAAGCCACTAATACCCGAAAAGCCCGAAATGCCTGAAAAACCAGAGGTGCCTGAGAAGCCGCTCGTGCCTGAAAAGCCTGAAGTACCAGAAAACCCACTCGTGCCCGAATAGCCACTGATGCCAGAAAAGCCTGAGTAGCCTGATTGGCCTGAAAAGCCACTTATTCCCGAGAATCCTGAGATGCCTGAAGCGCCTAATGCATTAGTCCAAACACCTCCGACGACACCTTCAAACCGCGGGTAATCGATGTTGTAACGGATCATGCCGTCTTGTGGCGACGATCTTTCAGCCGTTGTGCCTGCAGGGATCTGAACTGATCCCGTGCCTGGCAGTACAGGATCATCAGCCAATCCAATCGTTGGATTGCCGCCTACACCATCGCCGTTGGCTACATCAATTTCACTGGCCGTGCCTGTCAGCGTTAAAACACCGACGCCGCCTGCAGCGGTGCGTGACAGCAAGCCATTGCCTGAGGTGTTGGCCAGGTTAAGAACAATGCCCGAAAGCAGGATAGTTGGGTTGCCTGCAACCCCATCGCCGTCCGTAACGCTTAAACCCGTTGTTCCAGCCGCGATAGACCGCGCTGTGAGCGTTGTTGAGTTCGTCTTGACCTGAATACCCGTCCCTGCTGCTACGAGGCTTGCAGCGGCCCCAGAAAGGCTTAGAACAAGGGTTGAGCCAGCGCCGTTATCGACGAGCGATAAACCACTGCCTGAAGTTGTTAGTTGGCGCGACTGAGTTAATGAGCCTTCCGATGTAGCGGTGAGAAAACTGTAATTTGTGACAGGCGTTGCGGCAATGTCTGCAACTGTCGTTTGAACCGTAACGCCATCCTGAACAATAGGCACCGCTTCCGTACCTGCTAACGGATTAGCAATTGGAAGCTGGGTAATGGTCTGATTGGGCATGGCTATGGACTAGGTTGGAGGTTTATGCCATCAACATTACCGTCATTTTCAGGTATTTCTGTGTTTTGCTCAGTAGACAAAACAATTTGCTGAACGCCGTTTGACAAGATCGAATTTGGATCAACGGCCACGGAAACATCGGGCCTTGGGAACCGCAGATTAATGCGCTCAGTTTTCCTGGCTGGCAATCTGTACGGGTCCTTTTGATCGGCACATCCTTCATCGCAAACTTGCAGGCCTGGAAAGTTGGGATCAGGCCTCATGACAACGTAGGCACGCTTCATCTTGCAGCGATCACACACCGCAATCGCTACACTTGACAGCCCCTCTGTATTCAAAAAAACTGGCATGGTCAGGATGTGTAAGGCATGATATTGGGCGCGAAGTAGATCGGACTGCGATCACGTTCTTCTTGCTCAACTTCAGTCAGATATTTGGTTGACTGCGCCTCAAGATACTGAACTCGATCCAGTGGTACTTGTGGCAATTCCAAGGATAGCTGGTGACTGAGCATGGCCATGGTGGCCAAATACCATCGCTGAGGGATCTGTAGTTCATCAGTCAAATCGCCCACATCCATGATTTGCTTGGAATACCAAACCACCATTTGAACAAATGGTTCATTAGGAACCGGCCATAAGTAAATTTCAGGCTGCGGTATGGTCCTGTTAAACCAATACTGATAAGGCTGATTGGCTGTGAAGTTCTTGTTGGGCAGATTGGTGTAATCGTCACGATTCAATCGTGACATCTGGATTTCACGCGATTGATTGCCAACATAAAATTCTCTAAGGGCTAACGTCGTTCCACTGTAAGCCCTGATCCGATAATACTGAACGAGTTGGCCAGGATCAATGTCATACCATTGCCATTGATTATCAGTAACAAGCGTATTGCCAACATTCTCTAGCGTATTCCAAGTAATGTTGTCGCTGGAATATTCTAATGTGTAATTCCATGTAGCACTGCCGCCGCCGGCAACATAAGGCAAGACACCAATAGACCCGGCATAAACAGCATTGTCTGTGCCGTAATTGATAGCAATGTTGCCGTTTGCTGCCGTTTGCTGCGTATAAGTATTGATGTTGTTATCAAACGCAAGGCCAACAATACCGCCATCTGATGATGTATAACCGCCACCACTGTTGGGCGTGGGCCTTTGCATGGTGCGATAGAGCACATTCAGGGCGTCATTGGCACCAACGGGCAAGCTGTAAATATATCTTTCGGGTGTAAGGCCAATAACTTCTTTCTTAACTGCCCAATATTGAATGCCAAGATTGATTAGGCTTGAAAGGGTCATGCCCAGCACCTGCCGAGCAGCAACAACTTGCTCGCTTGTTAGTTCTTCAGCAAGCTTGCCACACCGTCTTGCAGCGTGATCGATAAGTGTCTGGACGTTAAAAACCTGACCGTAAGTATCTGAATAGGCCATCTCACCACCCTGGGCAGTTCCAACGCTTCATGGAAGCCCTAGCCCTCGAGCCAGGCTCTGATTTGCGTGCAACAGGACCCATACGCGCACAGAATGAATCACGCCTTGGTCCTCCTTGGGGCTGCGGAGCCTTCAGGTTTGATCCTGTTTCTCGGTTGTACTTTGCCCGGCCTTTGGCGGTAAGACCCGCTCCTTGAT